ACCATGCGGAGCATCAGTAAGCAGAAACCACGCAGTGTCATCAGTAAGAAAAGGATTAGACAGATTGCCATCACTTACCGCCCCAAGATCTTTTACAGCATTGGTAGCGTTATTAGCTGTTTCATTCTGAAGCACAGAGCCGAGAATACGTTGTGCCTCAAACACATTCGCTGGCGCATGGATTAAACGAGTGGCCGTTAGCGCCGCCGGTAAGCCTCGTGCATCGGTTATCGTCTGGACTTGGATAAGCAAGTCCTCAAGAGAGGCTTCGCTTAAATCAGCATCGATAGTCAGCCGATTAGAGTACGTTCCGCCGCTTGGGCCATTCGAATGAGAAGTAGAGAACAGCTCATCACCATCACCGTCGATCATTGTAACCGTGCTATCAAAGCCGTTGTTGTAAACAGCAGCGCCTTCCATATCCTTTGTGATATTCATGATTCGGGAAAGTGCCCTAGCACCGTCATTTAACTGACCATATAGCTCATCATCTAAAGCCTCTTCTGTTACAACGTAACCTTTGGCAAAAGTAGTGTGCTGATACTTTGGAGTAAAGCCTTGTTGCCGGGAATCAAAACTAATGTCGTCCCCTTCAGCCTTGCTCGACGCACGATTAAACCCCTCCATTTGAACATCTACCTCAAAATTCTTAGTAGATGTATTCATAGAGAACATTTTATCCCATTTTTTGGAATGCTCTTTTAAAGAATTACCAAAAACATTGGCAACCCCTTCTTGTAGTAAGCGCGGGACTGAACCCGTTGAAATTGTTCCTGAAGTCATGATTCAATCCTCCTAGATTCCAGTTGCGCCGAGGCTAACTGTGGATTCATTAATGCGAACTATCGCCACATTACCCAATACACCGGCACTATCTTCTTTTAATGCCACAATATGTAGGGGCAGCGTTGCAGTTGTTGCCGCTCCAGTTGCGTTAGCAGTCATTACGCTGGGGAAAAGACCACCTACGGCTGTAGCTTCAGTCACTACAGCAGGACAGTTCAGTCCAACTTCAGTAATTACTAAAGGACCATTAGCAACGTCAACTTCATATAAGGCGTTAGGGTCAACGTTTACTTTAAGTGTGCCCAGAGTGCCAGAAGCGTGGTGGGTATTTGAAAGCGCTTCGCCAGCTATCGTTGGATCGATAGACGACACGACACCAGTGCAGGCTGCGCCCGTGGGAGCAATAGATACATCTGCAACCCCTTGAGCATTAGCTGTTCCAGCAATACGAACGAGATCACCAGAGACGATGACCTCAGTGGTTGCCACAAGTACAGCAAAAGTTTTTTGTTTACCAGTTACATCCCCTTGCGAGTCTGTACCGATATATTTGAATCCACCTGGCATGGTAGACCTCCATTAAATTGATTAAATTGAGGGAGTTATCCCGTTTCTCAATCAACTAACAGTGGTCTACTGTTTGACGAGTTACTAGCTATACGGATTATCGCTACTGGTTCGAGTTATAGCGCTTGTTCCGCCTTCTGCTCTACCAGTTTTAGGATCGGGCGCGTACTCATTGCTTCCAATACCAATTTTCTCCTCAAGAGTAGCAGCAACGCGCTGCTTTTTCAACAAAAGATCTTCATCTCTGTATTTTTGTGGTAGACGCATCAACACCAAAGGATAAAGGCCTACTGTACGAGTGTAGTTATTTCCCTGCTCATCAACTACATGCTCAAAATAAGCAGCCTTGGCTTGGGCTGCTCTCCCATCTTTATCTTGAAACCATCGGTAATAAAACCCAACTTCCAGTAATGACGATGGAACCTCAAGCTTTTTCATATTACTCATCGAGATCCTGGGTGGGCGTCCGGCAGAATGAGCCACTTCTTCACGAGATCCAGCAGTTAATCCCTTCTCGGTTTCCTGCATAGCCTGCGGTAGGTCTGAACCTGTGCGGCCTCTTGTAATCTTCTTGTTCATTTCTCATTCCTTACATCTTTAACGGTGGCTAGAAACTCTTTCTTAGTAGCCCAAGCTCCAGGCATAGCATTGTACTGCCGTTCTTCTTCATGAGTTAAATCACCCCATGAGAGACTTCTAGAACTAGCTTTGTTCCCGGGCTTTGTACCGCCTTCAGAGCTTGGGGTAGTAGATCGGCTGGGATTAGATGCCGGGAACTCTCGAGCTATATCTGCTTCCATCTTTGTGATTGCTTCAGAGATACCTAACCCTTGGGCACCGTACGCCCCGAACCGGGATTTAGCATAAACAGCTTTAGGAGTATCATCCATGATCCATGGATGATCAGAGTTCCATTGATCTAGAGTGCGGTTGGCTGGGGGGGCATCCACCACAGGTACGATCTTATCAATATCATCCTGGTATCGGTTGGCTGTCTCTCTGTCAGCGTCATCAATAGCGTCGTCACGCTTACGGACTAAATCAGCTTTTTGGATTTCAAGCTGTTGATTATGGAGCTTATTCGCGTTACTAATACGTTTCTCAAACCCCTCCTCCATTTCTGTAAGTCGACGTTCTTGGGCTTTGTGACGATCAATCCATTTGCCCCGCTCGTTAAATAATTCATGTGATACGAAAGTTTCAGGCCGGTTCTCACCGTCGGAAAACTCTTCTTCCGGCTTCCATCCTCCTTTACGTGCAATCTCTTCGCTAGCCGAAAACTTCGGGCCAGCCTCTTTAGCTTCCGGTGATGTTTCTTGTGTTTCGCTAACCTCTGCACTGGCCTGATCACCAAGTTGTTCGCTAGCCTGTTCGCTAAGCTCTTCACTCATCGTCTATTGCTCCAATAATGTGTGAGTCTGGAATATATCGATAGTTCTCGTAACCCTCGACCGCGCTTTTCTTTCCCTCGAATTTACGATACTCAATCTTCTGACCTATCTTTAGCCCCCACTTATCCGCCGGACCTAAATCGAGCCCAACCTCTATGGCCCTGGCTTTTTGCTCATCATCAAGGTCACATCCCGGATAACCATGGTAAGCAGTCGGGCCAATGGCACGGACATACCCAATGCTTGTAGCGTCCTGCTCTTTGCTAGTGAGCGAGTCAGGCATAACAATACCTCCGGCGCTCACCTCTTCAACAATTTCCATCTCTATTACAACGTAAAACCCTAGTGGCTTAATCATTAGCTGGCTTTTCCTTTTTAGTGGCTTTTTTAACAACTTCTTTAGTCTCATACTGAACCATTGCTTGGTTCAATAGCCCGTATCGATTAAGAAAGACATAACCGTATGGCTGCCACCCTTGATCGATAAATTTTTGAACTAATGATCCAATGTCAGTTTTAGCAGTTACAATCGTATACTCTTTAATCCGCATCATTCACCCCTAGCACTCCTTCTGGAGCCCAATCTAACATCTGTTCCGCCAGCATGGCTGCGCCTTCTCTACGAGCAAGAGGAATCACAACATTGCCTACTGCCATGTCAGTTAAGTAATCCTGGAATGAATCAAGAACAGCTAACTCAAGATCCTCAAAGAACCTCTGGGTTACCTGGGATTTCCGCCAACGGTCGAACGCCTCCTGGCTGATTGGCCGCTTGGCTTGCTTCTCTTTGATTGTTAATATCATTTCTTCTAGCATTATCTGCTCCTATCGCAGTTAGTGAACTTACCGCCGCGTTTATCTGTGCTGTATAAACGCTAACATTATTCTTAATATCTTCAGACTCAGCTTTTTCTAAATCGAGAATAATCGCTGCAAAATCTCTTTTAATCTTGCTTGCTGTTTCTTCAATCTTTCTCTGTGTATCAGCATCTAGCCTGTCCTGCTCTCGACTAAGTATTTCAGTTTGGATATTAGCCAACTCTAATTGACTCTGGGCTATTTGATTCTCGACGTCCTTAGCATCATTGAATCGTTTCATCTCAGCTGCTTGCTGATCGGTTGGCTGTTCTGGAAATATCTCATCAACATTGTCTGAGCCTATTCTCTCAAAGAAGTTCTTGATTATCGGCATAGGATTTCCCCCAGCTGTAACGACAGATTGAATTTGTGCTATTTCCACAGTTGCTAGCTGAATTCTTTGAAGCTTGGATGACATCTCAGGACTTGCCGTCGGCACTATATCCAGCGACTGACTATTGAAATCTTTTTCAAAGTCGGCTTTAGGATCATCAAGGATAATCTTGTACAACTCTGGGTCAAACGTCCTCTGATTGAGCTTGAACAGTATTCTAAACTCATCACTCATACTATCAATAATTCTACCCATTAATGCAGAAGTAGATATCAAAGCCTCTTGAAGTATAGCTAGGGCTGTGGTAGGGGCTGTGTTTGCTGATATCTGCCCACTCACATCAACGACAGCAGCAAAGTTCCTGCCCTGCTGCTCAAGTCTCTCATTTAGCTTAAACAGGACAACACTAGGCTCGGAGTTGGGGTTAGGTAACAGGCCGGACTGTAGTGCGGCTGGACCAATATTAGTTTCCACCCAATTGCCCGGCTTCATGCGTAACGGCCCCATCTTCTTTCGGAATCCCTTGGCCAGAAATCCGCCTCCTACATTTCTCAACGTTCCTGAATCAGTCAGTTGATTAGTCGTGGTGTTGATACCTTGAACAATGGCGCCAAGTAAGTGCGAGTAGCCAAGATCTAAGAACGTGCCGTCAGGTGATGGAATGAATCCGTACTTAGTGAGTTGGTCCAACTTATTAATTCTGACTAAGTCAATTGAATTAAAATCAGGCTGTTCTGGGGCTATTCCTGCGGCTAAGGATTTGGCGGCCTCGCTTTGTATCCACTTAACAAGATTCATTACCCTGCCATTGGCTTTAATAATAAATGATCTCTCGTCATACAGAGGCACGATTCTAACAATAATACTTGAGCTTTCATGAAGGGTCACGATATACGGCTCTTCTCTGCAAAAGCTTTTTCGTCAGACCCTTCGTCACCTTCAGCATCTTCGGGGTATATTTCCTCATCAATCCATATCCCAGCGTTCTGTCGTATCTTCGCGCCATTCTTATCGATAGACAGTATTTGAGTGAATGACCTACAGTCTTCCATGCTTGTCGTAGACTGATTGATAGCGAAGTCAGGATACTGAATAGTGAACGATACGTTCTCACCTACAGTAGGATCAAATACTGTCTTCTTGAACAGGCATCCAGTGTTGGGCAAGACGTAGAGTAATCTTTTTTGCTCTTTCCTCCAGCCCCCCATGCTGTGATTAATCTGATAGTTCATAGCTTCCGTAACGCGCTCACTAGTCTCTTTCTTTTGCCCTTGCGCATCTTTACCAATGACATCCGCTTTGATTAGGTTGCGCATTCTAATTAGTTCTAGAGATGCTTTGTCGCCAAAACTTATTGCAGCTTCAGATAACAAAGGGGATTTGAAGTTACTTGCGTCCTCCCATGGAGTTGACTTAGCATTGTACTCCTGCTTCATCAAATCAATACCCTTCTCAACTGAGTCGACCCAGTCACCCATTGACCTCAAATCCTCGTCAAATTGACGCTTAACTCGCTCCGCTAGACTAGATAGAATCTCTTTACCGTCTTCCATCTCTTCTATATCTTCGACAATATTCTCTTTACCGAGAAATCCCACAAGATCTTTAATAGCCATTAATATCCCATCGCGTTAGTGTCATGATGTTCGTCACCATCATCATAGATTACGCCAATGTCGCCCTTCTGTACCGCATGTCGACGCATCATATAAGCGTATCGAATAGCATCAATAGAATCATCGTTTTTCTTTACTATAACGCTACGGCCATCAGCTTTATTAGTCCTATGATAACCCCTAACCTCTTCAAATACTTCTCTTAAGTGAGAAAAGATTTTAAATCTACCTGATTTCATTATATTATTGAGTTCCATTAAGCCCGCTTCCACACCATTGCCGCCGTCTTCCCAGGTCGCGTGGTCTTCTATCATGTCCCACCCGGCTTCCTCATAGTATTCCTTCTGCTGCCGAGCTGAGCCTTTCTCAGTCTGTAGCCCATCATGCGGCCATGCCGTGGGTATATCCTCTACCCATGATTTAACAACGTGCCAAGCTTCATAGGGCTGTATCTTACTCTTTTTGAACGCATTAACAATATAAAAAGTATCACTATCCATATCCCAGGCTAGCTGTATGTGGGCTTGAGGGTGATCCCAGCCAAAGTCCATACCGTTTATTAAATACCAATGATTAGGAATCTTGAATGGCTCACAAGATAATGCTTCTTCTGAGTGCTCAAAGATTAATCCGGCACCCATTAAAGGTGTGCCCATGCTTCTCATTGCTCTTTGGTAAGCTGGGTATTGAGAGAGTATTGATTCCTTTGCTTCTTCACTTAGATGTGGTGAGTCATTCCACGTAGCTGTTAATAGAAATTGACTGGGCTGTATGTCGTCCATAAATTGACAAACAAGTTGGGTCTTCCCGTTTTCGGGAGTGAACGTCAAGATACCCCTGCCACCTCGCCCTTGGTCACCATTGAGCGTACGCGTTAGAACCTGGGGATATATAGCGGCATCACGGGGTTCTTCGTCTATGTGATACCAATCCACTACATCGCCCATAAGAGCGTGCTGGCCTTGAGAGTAAGACCAGAACTGGCAGATTGCTATACCGTTGATATGTTTGACTCTAACTTCTCTCATAGCCCCAGACGTGCCTGTCATGGCCCTGTGATCGATTATCATGTCAGTAGGGATCAAGCCACCAGTCCACTTTGTTCCGTTAAGACGGCCGAATAATTTAGTTTGGAGTAGGTCTCTAGTCTTCTCCCCTGAAAATCCTAGCAACCAACACATTGGCGGAGCGCTAAACTTATAGCCTTCCCAGTCTTCCGGGTAATCACCAGTTAAATGGTATGAATCTATCAAGCAGCCTGTGCGGGTCTTCCCTACTTGGTTGGCTGCCATTAACATATTTGAGGTGTGAGTTTTGGTAGCAGCATTAAATCTATGCTGCCAATCGTACATTGAGTTATAAGTGAGGATTTGTCGTTGGGATTTGTTTCTAGCTATCTTTTCTTCTAGTAGTTCTGCTAACTCAATCTTCTGTGCTCTTGTCATTGTCATGTTTTAGCTGTCTCAATCGTCTATCGAGTTCACTATCAGTTAGATCAGATAAGCCCAAGTCGACTTTAGCGTCGATAGCTATAGACTGTGCCGCCTTACCTTCTAGCCTATCTACTATCATAGATGCGGCCTGGTGATCGCCTTCTTTAGCTTTAGCTATTTGAGCGTTCCAGATCTCTACTAGAGTCTTGATCTTACTAGACACTTTAGTATGCTCACCGTTATGTTCTAGAGCTACACTAAGCGCCTGAGACGCAATGCGTCCATTGGATGCATTCTTATTACCTTTGGGTGCCCCTCTCTCTGCCATTAACTTAAATCCAACTATTTGAATGCATTAATCAATAATTTACACTAAACACCAGTCTTCCGCGAGCATGTCAGTTTGTGATGCCAGCCAAGGAACAAGGCTTTTTAGTGCCGATTTATTCTCAGTCTGAAGTACTGTTGTGTCTATGTAGATATAAGGGCTTGTCATCTTGCTGTTAGCGTCAGGCGCTTGTAGTTCAATAAAAATACCCTTCCCGTTCCATCCTTCGCGCGCAACTTTGCGGCCTTCTTTTAGCTCATGTATTGCTTCACCGAAGTTCATTGTTGTCTCTCCTCTTAATTAGAGTGCGATGACACTAGAGCGCTGGATCACCCAGTGTCGGCAGTGAAAGGAAGGCAGCTTAGAAATTTCACTGTGTTTGCTAGCACGAACAAACAAGTTAATTATAACACACACTTATAAGCGTTCAAACCCTCTTTATCTTATTGATTCCGTTACACTTGATTAATTAAATGTAAAGTTCGCTTGCATTGCTTCGGATAGAGACTATAGTTAAATCATACCCCGGCGACAACTAACGAGAATCTAAAATGATAACAGCAATAGTGGATGGTAAAAGCCAAACTTTAACTTATAAGTGTGATAGTGACATGCGTACAAAAGCTACATACAAAGGCCGTGCCACGAGCTTGGGTTTATCTTGTGATGTGTACATCGCTGAAGATGATGAGCATATAGTTCTAGTTTTGACGACGGCCATGGGCGATATTAGAAACTCAGTAACAGTCATTACTAACGAAGCTTATGCAGAAATAGCGGCTTTGTACGATCCTTACCATGGTGGTGCTTATCACACTGCACTACTTGAAGAGTGCGGCGCTGAAAATCATCTTAAGATTAAGTAGATAACGGATAAAAGGATCTAAATCCAGAATATTAGGCCATCCCCCCGTAACTAACAGCTGACAATAAGGTGATTAAAATGACAAATATAAACGAACTGTTCGGACGAATT